GCACAGCACAGCACAGCACAGCACAGCACAGCACAGCACAGCTTAAGGCGTAGGTTGCTTAATGCACAAGAAGAAACAAGCGAATGGCTCTATGAAGCTTACCTAACTGATACTAGAGAGTGGTACGGTAAGCGGTGTCCGGCTATCGTATTCGATGCGAAACAAGGAGAACAGTATTATATTGAATGGAGTAATGTTAGAACGACGAATAAATACATCTATGATATGCGTAGATGCGGTGGAGCGTACTTGTTATATAAACCAAATCAGCTTGCAGAACCTGGAAGCATCGAGATTGTTATCCCATCAGACGGGACACTATATGTTGGTGTTGGAAGCAACGCTAATGTAGCGCATGGAGGTTATAACGCTGCTTGCTTTGATGGAGATTATATAAAAATAAAGAAAGCGAGGTGATTAAAAAATGTATGCAAAATTACAAAACGGATTCTTGCGCAGTGCACCGAAGACGATAACACTGGATGGTAAAACTATCAACAATCCATACGACAGCGAACTGGAACAGTTAGGATATAAACAGGTGGCGTACGTAGATATGCCTACAGAGGTGACGGAGGGAAAACACTGGGAATCGGAGTGGACGGAAGAAGAGAATGCGATTAGGCAGGTGTGGACACTGGTAGACGATCCAGTTTATCCAGAGCCGGAACCAACGCCAGAAGAAAGAATTAGTAACCTAGAAACAACAACAGACGAATTAAAGTCCGCATCAAATGATATTATATTGATGATGGCAGATATTATAGGAGGGTAATTATGAAAACTTTGAACAACTTAAAGATGAAAATCATGGTAAGAGCATTTAGAATCCGCATCAAGAACGGAGAAGCTTTTGAGGACATTGCGGCAGATTATCCGGCGTTGACTGTCGATGACCTCGAAGCAATCAAGGCGGAATTAGAAAAATAAGGATGATAATATGGAGATTAGAGCAAGACCTTAGAGGTCTTATTTTTATACCATGAAACAAGAGAGAGGACACACATGATTAAGTTTTTGTCAGAAAATTGGGCACTCTTGTCGTTTGTAGTGTCAGCCATTGCATACATATATTATCAAGTGATCGCTATGCGAAAAGGAATACGCGCACTGCTCAGAGCGGATTTAATAAGGCTCTACAACAAGTATCATGATGATTACGAGTACTGCCCTTTGTATGTCAAGCAGTCGCTGGAAGATGAATATAAACAGTATCACACGCTAAAAGGAAATGGCGTGGGAACGCAAATGTATCATGCGCTTATGGAATTACCGACAGAGCCACAACATGAAAGAGAGGAATAATTATGTTTAAAAATTGTGTATTTAAAGTATCTGTAGATACCAAAAAATGGATGAAGAAAGCAGGAATCAGAGCAGTGAAAACTGTAGCGCAGACTGCAGTAGCAACGATCGGAACAGCCACAGCACTCGGTCAGGTAGACGCAAAGCTGGTAGTATCAGCATCAGTACTGGCCGGAATCCTGTCATTATTAACCAGCATTGCCGGATTACCGGAATGTAACGCAGAGGGCGAATAATCGTCCTCTAACATATTATATAGTGTGCGACATCGCACAGAAAGGAGCAATTATGGCACATTTATTTATTATAGCCGGACACGGAGCCGGTGACAGTGGAGCTGTTGGATACGGTTACACCGAAGCAGAGAGAGTCCGGGCACTCGCAAGACGAATTGTAGCGTATGGAGGAAGTAATGTTACTCTGGGAGACGTGAGTCGGAACTGGTACGCCGACAAAGGCATCAGCTCGCTGAATATTCCAAAAAGCTATCAGATTCTGGAACTGCATATGGACAGCGGAGTATCGACAGCCAAAGGTGGTCATGTAATTATTAAAGAAGGATATAATCCGGATCAGTATGACACAGCGCTTGCTAACTTCATCGGGTCATTCTTCCCCGGAAGAGCGAATAAGGTAGTAGGCAGAGCACACCTTGCAAATGTCAATCGTGCAGCTACAAAAGGTTACAGCTACAGACTTCTGGAAAATGGATTCATTACAAACCAGGGAGATCTCAACAAATTCAATTCCAAGATCGACGACTTGGCAAGAGGGATCCTCAAAGCATTCGGAATCTCGTCTGCAGCACCAGTAGCATCAGTCAAGAAGACAGAACCTGTCGATGGAGAGATCAAGTCCGGTGGAGTATTCCAGAGCAAGACGGATAAGTTCGGTACGATCTCATATCAGGCTCACATGAGAAGTGCTGGCTGGGGAGCTTGGCAGTCTGACGGATTAATGGTCGGCTCAACAAACCAGAATCGCCGGATCGAAGCACTGCACATCCAGCCGGTCGGAGAAACAGATGTTGTTGTCCATATGAAAGGAATCGGAAACAAAGAATACAAGAACATCACCAAAGACACTCTGATCGGAACCACCGGACAGAACAGAAGACTGGAAGCAATCCGGATCACCGGAAAGGAATCTTTCTACCTGTACAGAGTCCACCAGAAGAGTATTGGCTGGTCAGAATGGGCCAACAACGGAGAGTGGGCTGGTACGACCGGAAAAGGACTGCAGATGGAAGCACTGGAGATTAAGAAATCCATGTTCTCCGTCGAGCCACACGTACAGAGCAAAGGATGGTTGCCACCAAAAGCCGCAGAGAAGGTGATCGGTATCACTGGTCATGCATTACGCCTGGAAGCGATCCGGATCAACCCATACGGAAAGAACATCAAAGCAAAAGCCCACATCCAGAGCAAAGGTTGGGTAGATTATGGTGAGATCACCAAAGATACAATCATCGGTACTGTTGGAGAAAAGAAACGTATCGAATGCTTATGCTTTGAAGGCGACTTTGAATATCGTGTTCATATCCAGAGTTCCGGATGGACAGACTGGACAAGAGCCGATGGAGTAGCTACTCTTGGAACTGTAGGACAGGAACTTAGAATCGAGGCTATTCAGTTTAGATGATTTTTGCTAAAATGTAGCATATAAATAGGTAAAAATCCACTTTATAGGTTATAGCAAAAAGGTCAACCAATTCGGACATTGTACCTGCCGTCCGTCACAATACTGCGTCAGTATCGGCTGCTTGACATTTGGTCTGGAAAGATAATCGGCAAACAATTCATCCACTATCACAGAGATCGTATCATAGATATTCCGTTCCGGAATCCATTTGTGATCAAATGCGGTTGAAGAAGTGATCGTAAAATCATATCCGCGGTTCCGGTAAAATTCTGTATATACCCGGTTCAGAGTAAAAGACATGATTGCCAGTACGTTTGCCCGGATGGTATCCTCCGGCCAGGTCGCATAGATTTCACTGGAAGCTACATTTTTGATATAATCCTTATACTTCACATAATAGTTTTTGGCAGTGGAGTCGCGTGGACTTCCATCATGAACTACGATGTATTCCGGGACCACGACGCGGCTTAAGACAATCTCTCCGGATTCGAAGGTCGGCTGGATCTCGTCTTCGGGAATCTTAGGCGGATAGGTGGCATATAATGTATGAGCCGGAATGACGAATACGGTTTCCTCGTCTTCGGGAGTGTCGATTGGTTTCATGCTGACATTCTGAATGGCAGTGACATCGGCGAGAATTTCAGCACCGGCAATACTGACCGACTCGAAGCCTTCGGCGGTGATCTGCATGGTATATTCGGAATATGGCTGGACTTCATTTTCTGGATTCAGGCTGTATTCTAACGGTGGTGCCGCAAGATCAATCGTATCGGTCTGCCCGGAACTGTCGGTAGTAAGTTGTTCTAACTGAGCTTCTGGAACACCCGTGTAGAAGATGGAAATCTGAGCCCCCTGAATCGGATAGGCAGAGATGTCAGATACGAGATTAATCTGCAGACGGCCTTTGTCGGGAGTATCCTGAGTGGTTGGAGTCGTTCCGTTCAT